GCGAAGCCTCCGGCGTTCAGCCGGTCACCTGGATCCACGTTTCGGGCAGCTCGAATGCAGCTGCCGCGAAAGGCGATCACGTTGGCACGCTCACGCCAGACGAGCGAGTGGCGCAGGCGTTCGGGGACATTGCTCCGGCGCCTGATCCAATGGCGATCAAGCCCGCAACCGACCGTCTCGCGGGCTTATCGCCAGATGATGTTCAGCGGCTGATCAACCAGGCACATGCCGCGACCACGGGCCAACTGATCGAGGCGCGCACCAACATCGCCCTCGCTTCGCAGAACGCTCCGGACGCAATTGCCAATACGGGCAGCTATTCCGGCAGCGTGCCTGGCCCTGCGGACTTCACCGCCGTTTATGGCACTGAGGAGGGCGGGAAGCGCTTCCAGGATTTCAGCCGACAAATTGATGTCGGCCGCCAAGCCTTTGGCATGCGGACGATGCCCAACCAAGCGATCCACGCAGCGCTGCGCGATGCGGAGCCTGGGCCGGTCGGCTCCAACGAAGAGGAGACACGGTATCGGGTTACGGCTGCCGCTGCGCTCAAGACCCTGGACATGAGGCGGGCGGACCCTGCTGGCTACGTCCGCGAGGTCTTCCCCAATGTCGACGCCGCGTGGAAGGCGACAACGAGCCCGGAGGCGGCGACTCCAGAGGCGTACAAATGGGCCATCGCCGTCTCTGTTGCAGCCCAGAAGCAACTGGGTATCGAGACCCCTCAACTTCTACCGAGGGCCGTTATCCAAAGCCTTGCCGACACCTTCGGCGACAAAAACATACCGCAGGCTGAGAAGCACATCATCCTGCGGGATCTTCTGGCAGCAGCGCCCGATCCGAGTGTCCGCCAGGCCTTATCTCAGCAGTTGGATCAAGCTGGCCTTTCTCGGTCGGCCCAAGTCGACCCGATCGTCACTACTGCGACAGTGCAAGGACGGCTTCCATCAGCGCCTCCTGGCGAAGCCCGGTCTGCACTCCAACGAGCTGCGGACGACTTCGGCGATTATCTGAGCGAGGGTTTCGAGGCCCTAGGCCGAATCCCCCATGACATTGGGCTAGGCCTCCGGGATCTGCACGATTCTCCTTTGGGTTTCCTTGAGCAACTGCCCGCCACCCCTGGCTCGGGGGCGGTTGGTGAAGGGCGCTTAGCATTAGAGGCAGTCGGCGAAGCTGTTGCAAAAGGCTTGGCCATAATCCGCGGCGGGACCGGCAAGTTTGCCAAACCGCTGGAGGAGTTTGCAACAAGTGGTTCGCGCGCCACATCGGAGCTTGCCGCTGAGGGCGCGGTGGCTCGCCAAGCCGTCGGTGCGGAGGCTCGTGCAATAAATGCAGCAAATGAGGCCGCTTACCGCTTGGGCACAGGTGCAAAGCCCGACAAGGCCGAGCTTCTTGAAATAATAAAGTCAATCGCGAGAGACCCCTCAAAGATAAAGTACGCGGGGGCATCGTTTGGCAAGGCTCTTTCAAAAAATTACCGCAAAACGTTTCTCGACGCGAACCCGAAACTGGAGGGTGAAGTTGTGGTCCACCACGCGGCTGAGCAGCAAATCTTGAAGAGATATCTCGGGCTCGTGGCCAAAGAGGAGATGCACTCGCTTCAGAATCTGCGTGGGATTCCTAAAAGCTTGGACAACCTTTTGCACAACAAAATTTTCCGATACGAATGGGACGAATTTTATGCGTCGCATCCTCAGGCCACTCGTCAGCAGGTGCTGGACTACGTGGCTTATATCGACAAAAAATACGGACATCTGTTCAACCCTCCAATAGGTGGATAATGCAGTATTTCTATATCAGACCTGATGTGGCTGGTGGGCTTGGCAGAAACACCGTTTTGGACCCCAGCGTCCATCCTCCGATTGTGACCAAGCTCCACTACGTGGTAGAGGGCTGGACCGGTGATGTGCTCGTTACGACGTTCCCGTGTTACCTCGTCACCGAAGAAACCCAGCGTGCACTGCAGAACATAGGTTTTTCGGGTGCGACGTTCGCTGAAGCCGAAGTGACGACATCCGAAGAGTTTCATGAATATCAACCTGGGCAGGAACTTCCACCTTTCGTCTGGTTGAAAGTGAATGGGAAGGCTGGCCGCGACGACTTCGGGATCGCAGCGAACTATCGCCTCGTCATCTCGAAACGCATTCTTGATTTGCTGGAATCATTGGGAATACCGTTTGCAGTGGTCGAGCCTTACGAACAGTAACGGGATTACGCTTTTGAATTGCGATGACGGCTCATTTTTGTCGGCCGCACCCATGTGACTGCAGTGAATCTTCAGACCGAGAACTGGAAATAGTGCACTGTCACGCAATTCCTCATGGGAACGGCATCGCTCCGGGGTCGCGCCCGACGAAATCGCGCGCCTTGCCCTGGAGGCCGGACTACTTCAGACTTCACTGCCTCCGGCAATGATCTTTCACGAGAAAAGAAAATGAAGAAAGTGATGGTTCTGACGACCGCAACTATCTTGGTGGCTGCTGCAACTTTTGTTTATTGCAGCCCTCTTCTCGTCAAGCTTGAGACGGACGGATTTGTGGGCGGAACGCTGGAAATTGCAGGCACCAAACTGGATGAAGCGGCAGGATCTGGAACGACGTACCACCTCGTTTTCGTGAATGAGGAATCCAGCGCGAGCGTTTCTTGCAGCAAAGATGGGAAAGTTACAAGCCGGGATGGATATCTATCTCCATGGCTTGGGTGGTACGTAAGTTTCCATCTTTCGAATTGCTCGATTAGTGGATTTCGTCCGGTATTTTAAGGGTTGGAATCACGAATGACAGTGAGATGCCGGAGATCTCGCGCGTTTTGTCGATAGCATGTCCGGACTGAGACTTGGAAAATAGTGCGCTGCCGCCGTAATTCCTCGTTCTGACAATATTTCTTCGCGCCCCCTCCGTCCTGCCGGCTTTCGTCATTCGGAAAGCCAAGCAGTTGGCTTTCCGTCCGCTACGCGGATCACTCTTCAACCCCACGAAGGGAGATCGGAGGGGGTCGTAGAGCACGATCTCTGAATATTGCCATCTAAACCCCAGCCGCTTCGCAGCGGCTTTTTTCATGCCCGGAGAAAATCATGACCCGACCCACATGGACGAGGCGCTGACCCATGGCCATCACCCCGCTCGATATCGCCAACATGGCGCTGGCCGTGCTCGACGAGGCACCGATCGACAGCCTCGACCAGGACGTCAAGGCAGCGCGCTTGCTGAACCTGCATTTCGACCTCGCACGGGAAGCAGAGCTCACCAAATGCGCCTGGGTGTTCGCGATCCTGCGCGCCACGGTTGCCGGGGCGGACACCGGCAGCGATTGCGGCTTGAACTTCGCCTATGAACTGCCGGCCGACTGTCTGCGGCCGCTGCCGCTGACCCGTGATGGCGAGCCGGACGGCGCGCCGATTTCGTGGCGCCAGGAGGCGGGGCTGATCTATTCCGACCAGTCCGGCCCGCTGACCATCTGCTACGTCGCCAACCTCACCGACCCCAACGACTGGGATGCGCTGTTCACCGAGGTTCTGGTGGCGGCGCTTGCCATCAAGGTCGCACATCCGCTGACCCACAAATCGGGCATGATCGACATTGCCCGCTCTGCCTATGACCGGGCGCTGGAGGCGGCGCTGAGCGCCAACGCCGTCCAGCGCGGCGGCCGGCTCTACACCGCGTCCTGGTCCAGCCAGCGCGGCGACAGCAGGCCCGGCAATAACAGGATTGCGCGCTGATGACGACGCTGTACCCGATCCAGGACATCTTCACCCGCGGCGAAATCTCGCCGCGCCTGCATGCACGCGCCTCGCTCGACTTATATCGGGCGGCGCTGGCCAAATGCGAGAACTTCATCACCCTGCCGCATGGCGGCATCCGCAAGCGCGGCGGCACCTATTTTGCCGGCGAGGTGAAGATTTCCGCGAAGACGACGCGGCTGATCCCGTTCATCTTCTCGGCCGATCAAGCCTATGCGCTCGAATTCGGCGACCGGTACATCCGCGTCCATGCCTATGGCGCGCGCGTCGGCGCGGTGGAGGTCGCCTCGCCCTATCTCGAGGCGGACCTGTTCGAGCTCGCCTATGTGCAATCGGCCGACCAGATGTGGATCACTCACCGGGACCATCCGCCCAAGGTGCTGACCCGCAGCGCGCATACAGCGTGGGCTCTGACGGATTTCGAATTCCTCGACGGTCCCTACGACCCGGTCAATGACACGGCGACAACGCTGACGCCGTCCGATACCGGGCATCTGACGCCGCGGATGACCAGCAACACGACGCCTTCCGGCACCGCTTCCACCGGCAGCGGCAGCGCCTCTGCCTGGCAGATGTTCGACCGCGACAAGACGCAGGATATCGAAATTGCGAGCGGCGGCGACGGTTACATCCGGTTCCGCAATGCCGGCGGCGCTCAGCGCGTGGTCGATGCCTACTGGATCACCACGTCGCGGCTGGCAACTGGCGATTACGATTTCTTCACTGCCTGGGAATTGCAGGGTTCGAATGATGGCGCCAACTGGGTAACCCTGGACACGCGTACGGGCGAACTCGGCTGGGGCAATGGCGAGACCCGCTTCTACGACTTCACAAACAAATCGGCGTTCGAATACCATCAACTGGTGTTCAGCGGCGGCGGTGGAGACGATGCAGTTGTCACCGTCTCGGCCGAGTTGGCGATGCATATCGCCGCTTTCGATCAGACGCCGTTCGATCTTACGGCGTCCTCAATCATCGGCATCAACAACGACACCGGATTCCAGGTCTCTGATGTCGGTCGATCCATTCGCCTCCTGGGAGCTGACGGCATCTGGCGCTGGGCCAGGATCACCAGCCGCACCGGCACGACGGTCGTCGAGATCATCCTCTACGGCCATGCGCTGCCGAACACGAACCCGATCACGCGCTGGCGGCTCGGCACCTTCGTGCCCGGCAAGTACGTCGAAAGCGGGTCGCTCTATGAGGAGCGGCTGGCCTTCAGCCGCAAATTCTCGGTCTATGCCTCGGCCACCGGCGACTTCGACAATTTCGCTCTCGGCGAGAAGGACGACGACGCGCTGGAGTTCGTCCAGGCGGGCGGCGGCCAGGCCAACGACATCGTCTGGATCGCCGACAGCGACGGCGCGCTTCTAATCGGCACCGGCGGCGGCATCCGCGCGCTGTCGGGCTCGGGCATCGACGAGGCGCTGACGCCATCCTCGTTCAAGAACCGGCGCTCGCGTACCTTCGGCTGCGCCCGCATCCGCCCGGTCGATGCCGGCCAGTCGTTCCTCTATGTCACACGCTCGCGCAAATCGATCGCCGAGCTGACGCAGACGGCGCAGAGCCGTTTTGCTTCGGACGATGTCGGCCAGGTCTCCGAGCATATTCCCAAAAAGGGCGTGGTCGAGCTCGCCTTCCAGACCGATCCCGATCCGTTGCTGTGGTTCCCGCTCGAGAATGGCGAGCTTGGCGGTTACACCCACCAGCCGAGCCAGGAGGTGCGCGGCATGCACCGGCATCGCCTCGGCGGCAGCGTCAGCGGGGCGGGCCCCGATGGTTTAAATTGGGCTAATGTCGAAAGCGCTGCGGTCACCCCCGGCCAGGACGGCAATGACGACCTCTGGCTGATCGTGAAGCGCAGCATTGGCGGCGTGACCAGGCGCTACATCGAGATCAAAACCGCGCCGTTCGAATACGGCGCCATCGCGGACGCCTTCGAGATCGATTGCGGCCTGAGCTACGCGGGCCTTGCTGTCACCACGGTGGGCGGCGCCATGCATCTCGCCGGCCAGTCCGTCGATGTTCTCGCCGATGGAAAAGTCTATCGCGGCCTGACCGTCAGCGGCGGCGGCACCGTGACGCTGCCCGGCGGTTCGACCGCCGCCAAATGGCAGCTTGGCCTGCCCTATGCTGCGGGCGCCGACACGCTGGAGCTTGATGTCGGCGGCCGCGACGGCTCCGTCATCGGCCGCCGCAAGAAGGTGGCGAAAGTGATCCTGTCGCTGCTGGAGACCGACACCACGGGGCTTCAAGTCCAGTCCTTGATGCGCGGCCGCTGGGAGCCGGTGCGCATGCCCTCGATCGTTGCGCAGGACGGGCGGGCAACGCTGTTCACCGGCAATGTCGAGGTGCCGATCGACGACAGCTGGGAAGGGCAGGGCCGCGTGAGGATCCGCCACATCAACCCGACGCCCTGTACGATCAGGGCATTTACGCCGGTGTTTGACGCGGAGCCGTAACTAATCTCCCCCCTCGAGGGGAGATGTCGCCGAAGGCGACAGAGGGGGTAGGTACTATGTGACGCGACCTCCCACGTTGAAAAAGAGGATGCCGGCGCTCACGCGGGACGCCGACCTTCATCTGCCGCAGAAGGTCGCATCCGGTCGTACCGACCCCCTCTGGCCTGCCGGCCATCTCCCCCTCGAGGGGGGAGATAACCCTCTGCCCGCCCGCACTCCATCCACAAGGACACTCCTCCCATGACATCCCTCCATGCCGAAATCCTCGGCAGGGCGCGGACGGCTGCCGAATTCGCCGCCGTCATCGCCATGCTCGATACCGACCTCAACGACGCGCTTCACTGCAGAGCCGAACTGGCACAAGCCGAGGACCGCGCGGTCTTCGGCGATGGCGACCTGGCCGCCGCGCGTGCCGTGCTGGACGATTGCAACGAGCAGATCGGGCTGCTGGAAAAGATCATCGTCGCTGCCGGCAAATGCCGTGCGGAGGCTGCTCGGAGCGAAGCGCGGGCCGACATCGCCGCGCTTGGCGACGAGATCAAGGCCAAAGCTGCAACGCTTGGCGAGCGCTGGCGCAGCGCCCGCCGGCTGGTCGAGTTGCTGCGCCAGGAATTGTTCGAGGCCGATGCGCTCGCCCGCACCATTGCCACCGCCAACGGCCTGTTCGATGCCGCCGGCGTCGCGGAACTGAAGATCAACCTGACCACCACCCGCCGCGCCGCTATGGCCGGCCCGCGGGCCGCTGCCCCGGCCCGTCTCAGCCGGCCGGCGCTGCAGGCCGACAGGCTGCTTGTGTCGTTCCTCACCCCCGGCGGAGCGCTCGACCCGCGCCCGGCGCTCGGCGCGCCGGTGGACGGCGTCAAAAGCAAATTCATTCCCGCAACCACCTCCTTTGGCGAACGAGGCTGAACCATGTGCACACTTGCCCTTATCGGCACCGCCCTTTCTGTTGGCGGTGCGCTGGTCGAAGGCCAGCAGTCGAAGCAGATGGCCGACTATCAGGCCAAGGCCTACGGGCAGCAGGCGCAGGCCGAGGCGCAGAGTTCCGCCTTCGAACAGAGCCAGGAGCGGCACAAGCAGGATCTCCTGCTGGGCCAGGCGCGCGCCCAGGCCGGCGCCTCGGGCGTCGGCCTATCAGGCTCGCCGGCCGAGGTGCTGGCGGCCAATGCCAGGCAGGGTCAGCTTGATCTCGACGGGATGCTGTACGGCTCGCGGCTGCGCCAGAACAACCTGAACACGCAAGCCGCCATCTCGCGCTTCTCCGGCAAGCAGGCGGCGACGGCATCGATCTTCAACGCCGGCAGCGCGCTCGTTGGCGGCCTATCCAAAATCTACGACCCGACGAAGGCCGTGAGCCTCGGCGGTTCTGCATTTTCGCCTCGGGCGAGCGCGGCCATAGCCGGCGGCTATTCGGGGCTCTACTGAAATGGTCCACATCATCCCCCTTTCCATTGGCCAGCGCCGGCTCGATACCGGCAACGCGCCGCAATATCCGCAGGGATCGCCGATTGGCGGCGCCATGCAGGGGCTTGGCGACCAGTTTTCGGCTATCGCCGCGCGCTACCAGCAGATGAAGGACCAGCAGGAGGCGTTCGACGCCGAGCTGGCGCGCCGCCGGTTCAACGGCCGGATCGCGCAGGCGGAAGACGAAGTGACAGCGAATGCGCCGCCCGATGGCGCCGGCCTGCATGAGGCGATGTACGGCCAGGTCGATCCGTACAACGGCCGGGTGGTGAAGACTGGTCTGTTCGACAGGCTGTTCGACGATGCCTTGCCTGGTATGCCCGAAAGCCAGCGCGCTGGTTTCGTCGGGCAGAAGGAGGCGATGCGCGCGGTTGGCGCACGGCGCATGGCTCAGCGGCAACTCCAGCGGCGTGACGAGTATGAGGTGGCCGAGTGGACCAAGGTCGACAACATCTCCACCGGTTCCATTGCACAGGGCGATCCGAACGACACCGAGACCTTCGAGGCGATCCGGAAGAGCGGGTTCGACCTGATCGCCAAGATCGGCAATCCGATCCTTCGGCAAACAGCCGAGGCCACTTGGCGCGGCAACACGGCCAAGGCGCTGGTCCAGGCGATGATCGCCAAGGACCCGAAGCGGGCTGCGGAGATGCTGGGTGCGGGGACGCTCGGAGAGCCTTCCGGTGATGCCTCGGTTCAGCCGATTATCTGGATCGATGTTTCGGGCAGTTCAGATGTTGCGACCGCGAAAGGCGATCGTGTTGGCAAGCCCGCGCCGGACGAACGAGTGGCGCAGGCTTTCCGAGACGACATTCCGCCTGAAGACCGGCCGGCCTTAGCCCAGCAAGCGCGGACCGCTGAGATCGCACGGCAGGTCGAAACACGAACCAGCATCGGCCTGGCAGAACAGAACGCGCCTATGGCGATCAGGGAGACGGGTAGTTATTCAGGACCGACTTTCACACCTGAACAGTTCGTGGCGCTCTATGGCTCGACGGAAGGGGCCAAGCGTTCTCTGGCTTTCAATCAAGCGCTTGATGTCAGTCGCCAGTTTTACGGCATGCGCACGATGTCTAACGACGCCGTGCAGGCCATGGTCAACCAGTCCGCACCCAAGGCCGATAGTGCGACGCCGGAAGAGGACAGGGCGCGTCATGACGCCATAGCTTCGGCCGCCGACCTGACGTTCAAAGCGAGGCAGGGCGATCCGGGTGGCTATGTACGCAACACATTCGCGAACCTCGACGCGGCTTGGAACAATTTGTCGAAGCCGGAAGACTATCAGAATGCCGTCATCGGCTCGATCGCCGCCCAGCAGCAGTTAGGTTTCAAAACCGTTCAGCCTTTGCCTAATTCCGTTGCCGAAGACAGCGACAAGCCCGGTGACGAGAATCTGACCCCGCGGAACAAGGAAGCAGATCTAAGCAATGTGCTCCAGGCGGCGCCGCCTGGGTTTCGCCAAGCAATATTTGATCATTTGCTTCGCACCAGCGTCGCCAAATCGAACAAAGGCACGCTGAATGACGGCTCCCTGGCATGGTTGGTGAGTCCGGAGAAATTGGCTGAGACAAAGGAGTTTGTCCGGCGCGCGGTATCCGGAGAGGGGCCAAAACCGGAATGGCTGACCAGTTATGTCCAGACCAACCAGGAATGGTTGGGGGAATTGCTCGCCGGCGACAGCGAACGCGGAAGCTTGCAGCGCCTTCTTGCGCAAAAGCTCGTGGGCTCTGACGGACTCGGCGAAGACGGCATTTCCGTGGCTGATGTCACGCCACTAGGAGCGTCATTTGCACTGGAGAAAGCCGCGAACGCAGCGCTGGACGGCAATTACGGTGAAGCATTGTTCAACGTCGTGGGAGCAATTCCTGCCGAAAGGCTGGCCGGAAAGGCCTTGGAACAAGCCGGAAAAATTGCGAAGCCATGGGTAGAGAGCCTCTCAAAATTTTCGAAGAGACCAGCTGAACTTGTCGAAGGGAGCAAGGCTCTCATCCGACGAGTCGACGCTGAAACCCTTCGATCCCAACAAGAGATTGCGCGCACGGTCTCCCCACGGGTTCCAAAGCGGAGGAAGCTACCGGGTGAAATCCCCGAAAATGCTTTTAATACCGCATTACTGGCTTGGTTACTTGCGAGGGATCCCTCTGCCATCAAATATGCTGGCGCAAAGGTTGGATGGACAAAATCAAAGAACTACCGAAAAACCTTCTTTGCTGCCAATCCTACCCTCAATAGCGGAAAATACGTGATTCATCATGCTGTCGAGCAACGGATAACTAAGAAATACCCCGGTCTTTTTGCTGAAGAAGAGCTGCATTCGATAGATAATCTTCGCGGAATCCGACAGGAATTCGATATAAATCTGCACCAAAAAGTCATTCAGTCAGAATGGCACGAATTCTATCAAACGCACGTAACCGCCACCCGGCAGCAAGTGCTTGACTATGCGAGTCATTTGGACAAGAAATATGGGCATCTGTTTGATCCACCGATAGGTGATTGATGAATTATTATGAAATTAAGCCTATAGTCTGCGGAGAGATAGGCGAGGATACTGTCATGGACACCAGTGTCCATCCGCCTATAGTCAGCGAACTTCATTTAGAATTCGTTGGTTGGCATGGCGACGCGCTTGTGACGTCGTTTCCCTGTTTCCTCGTGACCGAAGAAGCCAAGCGTGGGTTGCTCGCTATCGGCATCACTGGCGCCACATTTGCCCATGCGGAGGTGACCATATCCGAGGATTTTCACCTGGTGCAGCCCGGCGTAGGGCTTCCCCCGTTCGTGTGGCTCAAGGTCGATGGCGAGGCGGGCCGAGATGATTTCGGGATCAACCAGAAACTGAACCTCGTGATATCGGAGCGCGCCTTCGATGTGTTTGATGAACTGTTTGGCCTCCCTTCCGCTGACTTCTGGCGGTTCGACGGCAGCAGTAACTAGGGTGTCACCCGCATCGTAGCCTGCGTCGAAGCAAAAACGACCGCTTCCAACCGAGCTATTTTGGACTTCTAGCTAGGGCTAACGCGGCTCCTGAACTCCACGCGGATCCGAGGCGTCAACCTATCTCGCGGAGTTAGTTAGTCATGGAGAACAATGCCGAGCCCGATTTAAACAGCGTCACACGTCTGCCTCCGGCCGATGTCAGCACCGGTGACGACGAGCTTGATTCCGCCCGGATCGAGGCGCGCCAATACCTTGAATTCTATACTTGGGTATCAGCCATCAAAGGCGAATATCTTGGTTACGGCGCCGAAGGGATAATTTACATTTTCCTTTTCGAGATAGAGGCCAACCGAGCAGATGTGAACCCATGGACATGGGTGATCGTCGGTGATGTGCCGCCGACGTATCTGCCAGCCGACGATGGAAAGACCCCATTTGAAGCGTTGGATGGGTATATTGGTGCCCTTGAAGTCTGGATTGAGGCCGCGCGCCACGGAAAATCCGTAGCGAAATTGATACCAGTCAATGTCGACGCGAATCCCGCCAACGCCGAGATTCTGGCGAGCCGGCTGAAATTCCTCGACGAACAGATTCTGCCGTTGCTTCCGCACTGATCTGCCGCACGCACCCCGCGCGAGCATCGTGAGTAGGGCTGAGGCCGGGCGGCAACCGAGTTGCTGCACGAGGGGTCGGCAGGGCGGGCCGACCTGTGATTGAACCGCAATCTTCACAGCCTCGCTTTCGCGGGGCTTTTTCATGGAGCAAGCCTCATGGCCCGACCTGCAACCGCCGCCGTTCGCTTGTTGACCGGCGAGCGCGAACCCGTACGCCTGGCGACGACCGCGAACCTGGAGACGATCGTCATCGACGGCGTCGCCTGGATCCAGGGCCTCAAGATGCTTGACGGCGCCCAGACAGCGACCGGCGACCGGGTGCTGGTCAAGGACCAGGCGGACGCCAGGCTGAACGGCATCTATACGGCGTCGGAAGGCTACTGGTACCGCGCAGCCGATGCGCGCACGGGTCGCACCATGCAGAAGGGGACGACGGTGCATGTCCAGGAGGGCACGGCTTCGGCTGATTTTGTCTTTGCCTTCCAGACAGTGAGCCCCGTGATCGGTGCCGACGACATTGTGCTGTCGTTCTACCAGTCCGACGACACCGTCGGCGATATCCAGGCAGCCGCGCAAGGCATCATCGACCAGGCCCAGGCGGCCGCGGACGTGGCGACGGGCGCCATGACGACCGTGCTCGATCCGCAATTTGCGACCAAGGCGACGGCGGAAGCCTATTCGCCGGCGGTTGCGCCGGATTATATCAGGACTGCCGGCTATTCGCAGGTCGGCGACGGCCAAGCCCTCTACAGGAAGAATGGCACCATTTTGGCTGGCGGGGGCGGTCTGGCGATCACGCTGCAAGGTGGAGCGAAAGCCGGCTTCGACATCATCAACGCACCGAGGTCGAAGGAGATCAACATTCGCGCGGCGGGCGCCGACACGGCAGCCGGCAACAACAGGACCGCGATCGTCAACGCCATTGCTGCCGCCGGGCAGGGCAGGCTGATCATCCCGGCTGGCACATTCTCGCTGGCCGGCAATATCGACATTCCGCAGGGGTTGACGGTCGAGTTTGATGACAGGGCGCTTTTGCAGCGTACCGAGGACGCCATGCACCTTTTCAACCTGAAGGGCGACAACCGTATCATCGCGCCGAAGGTCAACGGCGCCTGGAATCATGTCGCGGTTGCGAACGGCTTTGGCGTCTTCAACATCAGCGGCATCTCCGGCGTCACGATCGAGCATGGCACGCTCACCGGTACGCAAGGCGACCACTACCGCATTGCCGATTCCAGCTGGGTCTACATCGACGACGCCAAGGGCGACACGGCGCGCAACATCGTCACCATCAACGACGAGGTTTCCGGCACAAGTCACGTGTTTGTCCGCCGCGCTCGCGTGAGTGCCTATTTGAACGGTTTCGATGCAGAGAGCGACGACGACTGGCCGGTGAGCGATATCGAGGTGGATATCGACTGGACGCAGCTTGGCGGCGTTCAGCTTGGCGCGGCCGTCGCCTTCACCCGCAGCGCTGCGCCCGCCGGATCGGTGTTGAAGTACAAACGCCTTCGCATCAGTGCCAAATCCAGGGATGGCCTTTATGGCCTGGTGCTGCGAGGGGCCAAGGATATCGAGGTGCGCAGCCTGGTGACGGAAGGCGTGCAGCAAGGCATTCGCGCCGGCACCGGCCATCATATCGAAGATCTTCGCCTGCTGTCGTTCGACATCCAGGCGACGCATCAGGGGATCTATATCGAAACCCCGGCCGGGCAACAGATCTCGCGCGGCGCCAGGATTGGTGCCGGCCGCCTCTTTGGGTTCACCCAGGCCAATGCCTATGGCGTCTTCAGCGCCGCGGATGAGACCATTGTGTCGGCCGACACGCTTGTCGACATGGGCGGCGCAGCGGCGTCCATTGGCGTTCGATTGAACGGCGACATGTCGCAAACCCATGCAAGCATCGCGGATGCGCGATCGTCCTATGTCGCACTGTCGACACTATCGAGCGAACGGCAGAGGGCGACGGGTGGCCTTTTCAAGGCGACGACCGGCAGCGTCGTCAACGATGTGAAAATCAGCGGATCCTCGCCAAACGTCGAGGTGCGGGACAACATCTACTCCGGCACGGCGACGGGCAAGCCAACCGATGACGGATCGCACATGGCGCTGATTGAAGGAAACCGGTGCGGCGATCTTTTCAAGGGCTATAAATCGACGGCGGACGCAACGCCCGTTCTTATGGTCTTCGAAGCCGGAAACAGCTTTGTTCCGATCAGGCCAGGGCAAGGCGCGAAGTTCACCGCCGATGTCGCTGCCCGCCGCACGGATGGTTCGTCGTCGACCAGCGCCGGCTATGTGTTCGCCGGCGTGATCCGCAACACAGGCGGTACCCTGGCAGTCGAAGGTGCTATCACCAAAACGGTGATCGGCGAATATGCGACCGACGCCGCGTCGCTCGACGCCTCCGTCGCCGTGGGGGCTTCCGGAATTGAGGTGACCGTTGCCGGCGTCGCGGCAAAGACCTATGGCTGGAACGCCGTTGTGCGGCTTCAGGAGGTTTGATGCTGCATGGAAGCTCGACGCTGCCAATGCCATCACAATCGCAGTTGATATCTGCCGGCTGATCCAAAGGCCTGCCTCCTCTATCTCAAGACCAAAATCTCTTTTCAGCCTCGCTTCGCGGGGCTTTTTTCATGGAGCACGCCAGCATGGCCCGATCTTCAGCCGCCGCCGTTCGCCTTCTGACCGGCGAGCGCGAACCTGTTCGCCTGGCGACGACCGCCAGCATTGCGCTTTCCGGCCTTCAGACCATCGACGGGGTGGCGACGGAGGTGGGCGACCGCGTGCTGGTCAAGGACCAGGCCGACCAGACGCAGAACGGTATCTATACGGTCAGCGAAGGCCGATGGTTCCGCGCTGCCGATGCCCGCACCGGGCGCACCATGCAGAAGGGAACGACGGTGCATGTCCAGCAGGGCAACTCGAACTCCAGCAAGGTCTACGCTTTTCAGACCGATAACCCGGTGATCGGGACTGACAATATCGTGATCAGCTTCTACCTCTCCGACGACGCCGTCGGCGAGCTTCAGGAGGCGGCACAGGAAATTCTCGGTCTCGTAACGGGCGCTATGACGACCGTCATGGATCCTCAGTTCGCTACCAAAGCGACGGCTGAAGCATTCTCGCCGGATGTCGCGCCCGACTACATCCGCACGGCATTCTACGACGGCAACCAGGTGGCAGGCAGCGGCGGCGTCTATCGCAAAAATGGCACGACGACCGGCGACCTCGTGATCACCTTGCACGATGGCGTGACGGTCGTCGGATACACGCTCTCTGACACGCCGACAGCTTCGCAGAAGGGTGCCCGGAAAAACAACTCGACTGATGATGCCGCAGCCGTGCAGACCGCGCACAATCTGGGTTCGGGCGGCGTAGAGTTTCCGTCCGGCATCTACAAGATGGTGCCCGGCTCGGTCTCGCCATTCACGCTCGGCAACACCACTGCCAATGTCTATCGCGCGGTGGCACTGACCGCCGACAATGTCACCTTCAGCGGACATGAAGCAGTGCTGCATGGCGTGAGCCGGGCAAGTGTTGTCGCTACCGACATTCAACCGGTCTTCTCGACCGACAAAAATATGGCAGTCGGCGCACGCAAGAATATCGCGTTCGACGGCGTCACCTTCGATTCCAACAATGACGGCGACGCGACGAACAGCAACCAGCGTTTCCTTTACGCCGTGGGCGTTGATGGTCTGCGGTTTATCAACACCAAGGCCGAGTCGAGTGGCGGCCGTCGCGGCTATTATACCCACATTCAGAACAGCAAGAACGTGCAGGTGAACGGCCATCGTCACCAGAAAATGACAGGCGGATTTAATGTCCGCTATGTCGACAGCTTCGTGATGACCAACTTCATTTTCGAGGACTTCTCGGAGGCGATCGATCTCGACGGCACAAGCCAGCTTGTCGTGATCCGAGGCGGGGTCTTTAAATCGGTCGCGCGCGTTAACCAGTGCATAGATATCAACGACCAGATCGATGCGTCGATCGGCGATTTCTCGGTCCACAACACCGGCAACATCGCGACCATCAACTACAAGACGACGACGCCAGATACTTTTGCAGAGTACGTGGCCGGTACTGCTGTCAGAAATTTTCAGGTCAGCAAGCGCATTATTTTGTCCAACATCAGCGGCTCGGCCATCGGCTCGACCACGGCCCCTGCCTTCTACATCGGGTGGGATTGGGCGGCTGGCGGCCATGCAGGCACGGGTCCGGTGCAGGACATCACGCTACAGAACATCACGCTTGATGATCATGGGTATTTCTGGATCCGCGAAGCCGTCAACCTGAAGCTCAAGGACATAACGTCCTATCGTGCGATCTGCGGTTTCAACCACGCCTTTACTTGCTTTTCAAGCGTAGCCAACGCCGATCAGATAGGGTGGTCAGACCTTGATATCGACATCGATGGAATGCGCATCGAGGCTTCCGATAAAGGTGGCATCAGTATTCAATCCCCATCGAGCGTAAAAGTGCGTCGCCTTATCACTCGGGGCAACAACACTTCAGGATCAACCCAGGCTGACCTTGTCATCACCGCGCTACACCAGCGAGCGGGTTGCGCTACCGTCGATGAGTGCGACATTGAGGGCAGCGTGAACCTCAATGGGGACAGCACCGCAATTGCCTCGTGGGCTGCCGACACGATCTACAAGCGCAACGCCATGGTGACGAACGGGGGAAATTTCTACCGTGCGACCACCGAGGGCCGTTCGGCAAGCAGCGGGGGACCAACCGGGACGGCACTGTCCGTGACTGACGATGGCAGCGCATCCATTGCCGCGTGGGCTGCCTTAACACCTTATGCGGTTGATGCTGTGCGGAGGAATGGGAGTGCCTACTTTATCTGCATGACTGCCGGCACCTCTGCGGCGTCGGGTGGCCCGAGCGGAACCGACCAGCGGATTGCCGACGGCACGGCTGTCTGGCGTACCATTGAGGGGCTGGTAAGGTGGGAATATCTCCTCCACCCCTACTCCATCCGGTGGGGCAAAAACAACCGCGTCAGGGGCACCGTCACTTTTCAAGGGGATGCGCAGAAGCACACGTTCGGCGAGAGCATCACGGCGATCGCGGGCGACTACTCGGCGACCGGCACCGTGAACAAGTGCGTGTTCGTCGCGCGGCGTCGGTGCCTTGTCGCACGGGCCAGCTATCAGGTGCTCGCCGACGTTGCCGCAAGCGGCTCCAACTACCGGAACCTCATCCTGCGGCGGTATCGGGCGGGCTCATCTGCAAACGCTGCGACAATCGACACGACCGCAACCGGGTTCACTGCCTTTGTGTCGCGAGATGCCGGGGTCACTGCGAGCCCGGCCGGCGCATATCTGGAGCCTGGGGACGTGTTGATCCTCAACTCCAACTCTGCCGGGTCCGGCATCGCTCTGTCCGGGCTTGGCGTGACGGTCGACTATATCGAGTATTGATCGGCTACCGAAGCGCGCTGAACAGCAGGACGATCCACAGGTAGACGAAATAGGTTGCGGTCGGGCCAAGCACGATGATCGCCAACCATACCATCTCGTTGGTCATGATCTGAAGCTCAGCTTCTTCATCGAATGGGGCGTCTTTGTCCTTGGCGCCTCTTTCGATCATGGTCCATCCTCGCCAGCAGCACGAGCGCAGACCCATATCAAGGAGCGGCTAGCCAAGCAAGGAACGTCAATAACGCGTATCGACGGCGCCAAGGGCATTGATTAAATTGCAAGAGATGAGCAATGGTTGCAGCCATCGTTATACGAGAGAGTCCTTCGAATGCGGCCCGTTCGTCAGAATTGGTTCCCGGCACTGGCCTGCTTAGTGCCAGTGATGCTATTTGCGGTTTCGAGGACTGACTATGCCAATTACGTGGCATACACAGCCGATGGCGACATCGTCAGCTATTCGCGTGGTTTCTCCTATGCGACGCGAACTGGCTTTGTCCTCTATATGACATCTGTAGAGCACGAGCGCGTGTTCCTAGCAATGCACTGGATGTATGCAAACCTGGGATTTTCGCTCTCCGACAGCATGCTGGCAAACAGCATGATGATGATCGCAGCCTATTTCTTCTATGCCTCCCGGCAGAGCAACAATGTGCTTCTTGGCGCACTAGCTACCGTGGCCTTCATCATGCTGCCATGGTTTGAACAGCTCGGGCAAAACACGCTAAGGCAAGGGTTTTCGCTGATATTCATTCTCACCTTTTTTCGGGCGGTGAATTATCAACAAAAACGTTGGGCCGTCCTCTTCGCGGCGCTCGCTATAGGTAGCCATTACAGCGCCGCATTGTTCGTGAGCGTGTACATCCTCACCGACTTCTTGCCGAGGTCCGGCAAGCTGTTTGTCGCGGTCGTTGTCCTGACGTTCGTCGGCTATGTCACCGATTACATCACTGTTCTATCTGGGATGATCGTCACCCCGATCCTCTTATGGACTGGGCTTTACACCCAGTACTCAACCGACGCGTTCTTGACTTATCAGGTGGGCTACAAGGCGCTGTTCTTCTACTACTCACTGTTTCAGTGCGTCGTGAGCGTCCTGCTGCTTCAAAAGGCCGAAAAGCAATCGGATGCGCGCTTGGCTAAATACTGCATTGTCATGACCGTGATCTACATGGCAGCGAGCGGCCTGCCTTATTACAATCGAGTGGCGATGATGCCGATGCTGCTGCTGCCGGTGGTGGTCGTGACCCTGTGTTCCCGAATAACTTTGCCTCGCTTGGGTCTGAGATCAATGCTTGATCCCGGGAACTATCCGTTCTTGCGGCGCGTCGGGTAAAGACGATCTTGCCGACCCTTCTTCGCAGGCCGGTTCGTCGGCCATCGGCTATAGCCGTTCCGCAAGAATTGCCGGAATTTTCGCAGCCAACCGAAGAACCGTCGCGGCTCGCTACCAAGGGCCAAATAGTGCGAGCGCCATCGTCAACCTTATGTAGGCTGCGCCGCTCGGCATGGGTATGCACCCTCAGAGGGTCGTACCTGTTCCAGACAAACCAGACAAACCAGACAGCCTGAGAGCAATGGGAGGTTCCCCGTCCCGTAAGCCGGCAGGGACGGCGGGCGCTCGGGTTGTCAGCCAGTTCCGCGTTGCTGTCGCCGGGTCGAATGACTTCCCACCCGCCGTCGTAGACAAGCAAGAGCCCGCCGTCGTGGGTTCTGATTTCGCCAGCCTTCGCCGCTGCGTTCGCACGAAACTTAGCGCTGTGCTTAGCCCACGGCGCGGCGAGTATCACTAGGTCCTTGCGTCGCTCATCATCCATCAGCCCGCTCCCCGGCGCCGACCATAGCCAAATCATCCGAAGAAGGAAAACCACCATGGACCGCAACTTCGCGCGGGCGCTTGCGCTTGTTCTCAAATCGGAAGGCGGCTGGTCGGACAATCCGGCTGACCCCGGCGGCGCCACCATGAAGGGCGTGACGCTTGCCAGCTTCCGTCGCTATGTGAAGGCCGACGCGACGAAGGCGGATCTGCGTGCGATCAGCGACGCGCAGGTCGCCTCCGTCTATCGCCGCTTCTACTGGGACGCTGTGCTCGGCGCCGAATTGCCCGATGGCGTCGACCACGCTGTGTTCGATTTCGCCGTCAATAGCGGGCCTGGCCGGGCGGCCAAATATTTGCAGGCGGCCGTCGGCGTTGCGCAGGACGGGCGGATCGGACCGGTCACCGTCGCGGCGGCCAAGGCAAAGCCGGCCGGTGTGACCATCGATGCGCTTTGCGATGCGCGGCTGGCGTTCCTCAAGCGGTTGCCGACATGGGCAACATTCGGGCGCGGCTGGTCCGATCGGGTCAGGTCGGTGCGGGTTCAGGCCCTGCTGATGTCGGCGCAGCGCCCCGCGGCACCGGTGACCGCGCCGGCGCCGCCCAGCGGCGAAACATCGGCCAATGGGGCGCCGTCGGTTCGGCGCGTGCAGCCGGCGCCCGGCGGCAAGGCGGCTGCCGCGGCCGGCATCCTCGTTCTCATGGCCGGAGCGCTCGCGGCCTTCCGGCATCGGGTCGCCGATTTGTTCGGGAGCCTGTTTCAATGACATGGTTCAACACCAATGCGCTGCACAATCTCCTCAACACGCTGATCGCCATCATCTGCGGCGGCGCACTCGCCGGCTTCGACTGGACGCTGCTCGGGGTGAGCGACCGCACCGCGCTTCAGATCAGCGGCGTCATTGCCCTGGCCAAGATCATCATCAACGCAGTCCGTGACGGCCCGCGCGGCATGGTCGCGCCGCCGGCCAAGGAGACATGAGATGGGAACACTCGCCCTCGCGCTGCTCGGCCAGGCCTGGCCGTATCTTCTGGCAATTGGCGCCGCGCTTGCCGGTGTCTGGACGGCCTATGCCAAGGGCAAGGCCAGCCAGAAGGCCAGGCAGGATGCCGCCGACGCCGCGGCGCGCACCGAAGCCCAGAAGATCGACGATGCCGTCGCCGGCCGGACGCCGGAAGACAACAGAGGGAGGCTGGCCAGATGGTCAAAATCATAGCGCTCTCGCTGCTGCTGGCCGGCTGCACCACATCAGGCGGGTCGTTCTGCGCGGCCGGGCATCCCCTCCGGCCGACAAGGGCGGAGGCGGCGACCCTTTCCGACGCGTCGGTGGCGGCGATCCTGGCTCACAACGAAAAGGGCCAGAAGCTTTGCGGCTGGAGGCCATGATGAACGATCTTTTCGACCTGCTCGGCATCAAGGGACCGGTCGTGGCGGCGGGCCTCGCCGGCGGCGTTCTGCGCGCGCTGTCGCGGCATCGCTACAAGCTGCGCGAAACGGTGGCCTCGCCGATCTG